GCCGAGCAGCGAGCCAGCGCGATAGCCGTCCTGCTTCGCCATGTCGTAGGTGTACGTCCAGCTAGTGCCGTCAACGATTTCCTGCCGGATGGTCACGACATACGGTTTAGCGTCAGCGGCCTTCGGCGTGATCGTGATGCTGATGGTCAGGCGATACTGCTGATCCGACTCCGCGCCTTGGTCCGGTGCGAGGTGGTCGATCACGGCCGCGCCTTGGTTCGTGCGGTGCCGGTGGACCCAGCTAATGATTACCGGCGTGTCGGCCTGCACCACTGCGCCGTTGAACCAGCGCTTGTCGTTCGCCATCACCTGTCCAGGCGGATATGGGCGTGCGCTGCGGGACTTCGTTTCGAGTCGGTCGGTCGGCACGTCGAGCAGCGACAGCGGTGGACCGTACACACTTGGCCGCATCTTCACCTGCACCGCGCCGCCGAGAACCTTGTTGACGATGCGTTCAGGATAGCCGGTGTGGTCGTGACCGAACATTGCGCCGTAGAACCAGATGCGTGCGCCCTTGTTGTGCTTGGCCGGTACGGTGTCGTAGCAGCCACGCGCCAGCGTGATGCCGGTGGCGTCGATTTCGTCCACGCGGAACATTTCGGCATCGACCATTGCGATCTGGCCGACCTTCACGATGTCGAGCAGCACGCCGTCGAACGCCGAGGTCTTGTCGAAGTCGATGCGCGTGTCCATCTGCGCCACAGCCACGAGAAGCGTCGCCCACGGCGTCCACTTCGGTTCGGCTACCTCGTTATAGGGCAGGACGTTTCCGCTGCCCGCAGGCCAGTCGTAGCGCGTCCAAACGTCATACGCATCCACCAGCCTGTCGCTCGGCCGCGCCGCCACCGTCACGAGCATGTTCGCCGGACCTTCGCCGTTCAGCATCTGGAACGCGTAAGGCGACTCGAACAGGTTGCGGTTCATCGTGGTGTAGAAGTTCGTCTCCGACGCGGCACCCTGCGCCAGTTGACCGACGTACAGCGCGGCCGACGACACAACATCGTCGTCCAGCGGCGAAGGATTCTGCGCCACCATTTCCGCGTACTGGCCCACGGTCAGGCCGGTCGGCGGCGTGCCGGGATCAGCAATCGGGTTCGGCTGCTGTGCCGCCATTTCGGCAAGCTGCGCGACCTTGATGAACTTACCCTGCGTGTCGATCTTGAACGGCAGCGTGTAGCCCTGCCACGAATCGAAGCCGTCACGCGTGGAGAAGAACGTCATCACGCCCGGCACCAGTTGTGCATCTTCGCCGGACGAGAAGCCCAGGTCGAGCATCGCCTGCTGCCATGTGTACGTCCACGTCGGCGGGATCAGTCGCCCGTAGCGGTCGTAGACGACCTTCATGATGTCGGTGTACGTGGCCTTCAGCAAACCGGTCGAGTCGTAGATGCGCGCCGTGTAGGTGGTGCCAGCTTCAGGTCCGATGTTCGTCACGTCGTGATCGACGAGTTGATCTGCTTCGATGATGCGCGAGCGGTGCGTCCATGTCAGCTTCAGGTTCGGCTTGTCCGTGGTGATCTCGTGCTCGATCCACCAGCGATCCGCGTTGGCCTTCAGTGCGCCCGGTGGGTACGGCCGGAAGAAGCGATAGTTGAACACGACTTCATCGACAGGCGACTGCTGGTATGGATACGCGCCGCCGCCAATCGTGTACGGCGAATACTTCACGCTCGTCGTCTCGCCAGCGCTGTACTCCTTCGCGTCGGTCGAGACCAGCGGCGCGTCGAAGAACCAGATCAGCGAGGTCTCCGGGTGCTTCGCCGGTACGGTGTCGGCGCAACCGCGCTTGACGGTGATGCCGGACGGCGTGATGCCGGTCAGCGCCATGAACTCGTCGTCGATCAAGCAGGCCATGCCGATCTTGAGCGAATCAGCGGTAGGGAAGTTTGTGCGGCCGAGCGGGATGCTGCGGTCAAGGTAGTCCAGCGCTGCGGCGGTCTCCGCAATCGGAGTGAAGTGACCAGCGCGGACTGCTACGGGTGGTTTGTAATCGCTATTTGCCATGTCAGGTGCAAGGGTAGGATGGAACACGGATCGGCGTCACGTAACGCTGGAACGAAATGTAGTTCTCGCGCACGCAGTCGATGCGGCAGTAGATCAGAACGGTGCCGCACACGCCGAGGGCATGGCCTGCCACGTCGCCGTCAGCAAGGGCCATCGCGTAGGTGTAGACGAACGCGCCATCTTCACCGGCCACCGGGTTGACGGTGACGGAGCGCAGTGTCGTCTGCACCGGGTTGCCGCCCGGCGCGCTCGGCGGTGTCTCGTAGTAGAAGATAACGCGGGCGGTGGTGCCAGCTTCAGGATCGATGGACGGATAGGCGTGGTCAACCGCATCGGTGCCTTGCGTCACACGATTGCGCCATGCCCACACGAACGCCACCTCGCCGCCGTTCACCGCCTGGACTTCCTCGAACCATGGGCGGGCGTTGGCCGTCAACTGCGCGACGTTGTATGGCGCATAGCCGCGAGCAGCGCGCTCGGCCATCAGCGGCGGCAGCGCGTCTACGTCGATGGCTGGCCCGTACACGCCGGGTTGCAGGCGATACTCGATCTGGCCGCTGCCGAGCGTCGGGTCCACCACGGCCGCGTCCTCGAAGATGAACATGCGGCTACCGGCTATGTGGACTGCCGGGATGGTGTCGCCCACGCCGCGCCCGATGGTCAGCGTGCCGTCTGCGTTGAAGCTGCGGATGACGACCATTTCATCGTCGATCAACGCCAGCTTGCCGACCAAGACGCTGGTCACGCGCACGCCGTCATACAGCGACGACGACCGCACGTTGAACGTCGTCTCGATTTCAGGCAGGCGGAAGTCACACGTCAACCACGGCGCGTATGGTTTGCTGCCGACCAGATCGTGATGATGCACGTAGTCATAGATCGGATTGTCGTCGCCGTCTACCTCGCCGGTATCGACCACCTCGATCCAGTGGTGGTACATATTGTACGTGTCGCTCATGCGGTCGGCCGGGCGCACACCGAATGCCATGCCGCGATCCGTCGTCAGCGTGGAAGGCGACAGGCCGCGACGTGCGGTCATGATGTATGGCGTCGCCATGGCGCGTTGATCGAACTGCTGCCACACCGAGGGCAGCGCGCCGCCCGGCTGGATCACCACCGGGATGGCGTAGCCTTGCAGCGATTCCATCCGCTCGCGCTCGCTGTAGAACGTGACGGTGGCGCTCACCTGCGAGCCGGGATTGCCGATGTCATGCAGCGCCTTGCCGTACTGGTACAGGAACGCGTTGCCGATGATCCCAGGTTCCTCGCGCAGCAGCGCGCCGTTCGCGTCGTGCAGGCGCATCGTGTAGGTGGTGCCGGGTTCCGGGGTCATGGTGGCGTCGTCTTGGCCGAGAAGCTGGTCGGCCTGCGTCACGCGGTTGCGGTCACGCCACGTCAGGTTCACGCCGCCAGTCGTCGCATTGAGCGTTGCACCGCTGAACCAGCGCGCACCGTTGGCGAACATATAGGCCGCGTTGTACGGACGGAAGTAGCGCCAGTTGAACGTCACCTCGTCCGGGGCCGCGTTGCCGATTGGCAGATTGCCGCCGCCGATGGTGAATGGCGAAATCTTCACGGCGATGGTCTCGCCCGCGCTGCGCTCCACGCGGTCGCTGCCGATGGTCCCGTTGTTGATGATCCAGACCAGCGTGCCGGGCGCGTGCCGGGCGGGCAGCGTGTCGGCGCAGCCGCGCTTGAGAGTGAGCGTGCGGATGCCGACTGTCTCGACGCGGCAAATCTCGTCTTCCCACAACGCGACCATGCCCGGCTGGATCGCATCGGTGACGGAGAAGTTGAACTCGGTGTAGTCGATCACGGTGTCGGTCTGCTCGCGGGCCACGTCCGTCTTCACGAAGGTGGCGAAGCTGCCTGCGCCAGATTCTTTGTAGTCGCTATTTGCCATTACGGGGTCACAGGTTGTTCGTCGTCCTCGGCAGGACCGGGCTTGACGAAGATGTTGTAGGCCAGCGAGAGGTCAGACGGTTTCGACACTACGGTGCCGAGGAAGCCGCTGTCGTCTTCGAGGTAGTCGAAGTCCGCTGGAGTCATGGATTGATTGAGCAGGAAGTACGGCACCTCGAATGCGCGGTGCTCCTTCAGGATCGGCTTGTTGTTTGGCTTCACCCAGTTCGGCGGCTCGGTTCCGCTGAAGCTGGTCTGCGGCAGCGCGAACACGTCCTGCACGGCGGTGATGGTGATCTGGCCGGACGCCAGCGTGCCATCGTCGATGCGGCCGACACGCACGACCACGTTGCTGATGCCGCGCACCGGATCGCTGATGCGCATGACACCGGCTGGCGGGATGCGCCATGCACGGCGGTCGAACACGATCTCGAACCGGCGCAGCGCCAGGGCGTTCAACCGCAGTTCGCGCTGTGCGACACGAGCGGCCAGTTCAGCGGTGGGGATGCCGGGATACTGTTTGGTCAGCGAGTTGAATACGCCGCGTGTCGATTGCAGCAGCCCGAGATTCTGTGCACCCTTCGTGCGCGTCTCGCCGCTGATCGGATCGGTGTACTCGACGATGACTTCGTTGACCGATGGGCCGAGGCTCGACACGTCGGCCTGCTTGATCGAGACAATGCCGTTGTCCACGGTGTAGATCGGCAGCGCGTTCGGGTCGTAGTCCAGGCGGATCAGCTTCAGCTTCAGCAGGCTGGTTTCGCGGTCTGCATACATCGCGGCACCAATCGCATCGAGCACCGACTGGATGAACGCCTTCAGCGTGTCGCGGCGCGTCCACCGCAGGCACAGGCCGAAGCCCTCGGTGAACAGCGTGTCGGCGCACGCGGTGAACGAACCCACGTCCATCGCGGACATCGGCAGGCCACGGCCCCACTCGCGGTTTGTCATGCACTCCATAATGATGTGCGCCGGGTTCATCGCCTTGATGTTGATGTCGGACTCGGACGTGGTGGAGTCCTTCACGCCGGTCAGCGCGATGATGGCCTTTTCTGGATACCAGGGCGCGTCGTTCTCCCAGCCTTTCGTGGCGCGGCGCACGCGGAACTTCCAAGGCTTCGGATACGGCGAGTTCGATGCGATGGTGCCGTTGAAGAAGTAGGTACACATGCGGCGGAAACCGGGCAGCGCATGGCCGACCATCGACACCAGCGCGCCCACCGCAGTCTGGTCAGGCTTGCCCATCATGAGCGTGCCACTGCCGTCCACGCCACCTTCCTGTTTGTTCCCGCCGAACAGTTCAGGCGCGTTCACGTTCAGTGCGCCAGTGTCGGTAACGCTGCCTGTCCACGCGGTCTTGTCGCCCACGCGCACTTCCACCACCTCGTCCAGTGGGCCACGCGACAGGCCCATGTGAATGCCGAAGCTGTACTTATAGCCTGTGACCGGATCGCTGTTCTTCTTACCCATTGTCCACCTCTTTGTGTTTGTTGCGAACGTGCTGCGCGACGGTCATGCAGAAGTAGTCGCCGTGCGCTTCCATCTTCTCGATGGGTATTCCGTTCTTGAGGAAGTCGGCAAAGTCCCAGCCGTTCTCTGCGGCCCAGCGGCGCGCACCGCGTGCGCAGAATCCCGCGTCACGAATGTCTTGGATGGTCACGATCATTTTTTGCCGGTCTCCGAAGCGTGGATTTCTTCGACGTGGTAGTTGCCCACCGCGAGCACCGTCCAGTCGCTGATCCAGCAGTCGCCAAAGACGACACACTGCGGCGTGCCTTCGTCGGCTTGCGGGAAGTCGATGTCCTCGAATGCGGTTGGAGAGGGTTGTTGCTGCTTCGGCTGCATCGCTACGCTCAACAGGAACGAGCAGACCATCAGGAAGATTTGCAGGTAGATATTCATTGCGCTGCTCCGTTAGAAAACTGGGTCGCCATCGAACGGAGACTTGCCGGGCATGTCCGGCACGCCGCCGTAGTTCGGGAGGTTGTTGAACTCTGTACACGCGGCGGTCGTGCGACGGCAACCCGGATATGCCTTTACTGCGAGGCCGTAGTATAGTCCATCAGCCAAACCGAACATGGTCATTGCGTTGCCCACCTGCGTCTCGATGGCGCGGAACTCGGTGCCTCGCGTCGGATGCTCCCACGAGATAAAGCCGCCGTCGAACTTCCCATCGGCCACCGCGTCCATGCCTTGAAAGTACACGACGTTGTTCTGCACATCGAACACCACCAAGTCCAGCTTGAACGCCTCTTTGTCCAAGTTGCAGCCGAGGCCATAGAGCGCGTGACCGCACGTCCGCTGCCACGCCAGCCGCAGGCCGTCGCGCTCCATCGACGCGCTGATCGTGTCGCACGAGATCGTGGCCTTGCCCGGTTCCGGCAGCGACACCTGAAGCACTTCGCCGGTATAGCCTAGCACCGCCTCGGTGTCGCCTTCGTGATAGTGGTAGATGGCGACCATGATAGCGTTCGACGGAGGCGTGCCGTAGAACAGTTGGACCGGCGCGATGGACGACGGCGCGGTGATGGTGATGCCGTCCGTGCTCGACTCGCCTGTGATCTTCACGCCGTCGTCGTTGATCGGCACGGCCGACCACTTGTAGCCGGAAAGGGTCACGTCCTGATCGCCGCTGGTGTAGCGCCACGTTGCCGCGCCCAGGTTGAATGCGTACAGGAAGATCGGCCGACCAAGATCGTTACTGCTCTCGATTTCATTGAAGCTCATGCTGGTGTCCCTACTCGTGGGTTGAAGGCTTGGCGGAACGTCAGCGTAACGTCCACCGCCGCCTGCTGGTTGGTCTTATGCAGAATCTCGAACGCGTCCTGATTGAATCGCGCCTCGGTGACGAAGCTTACACGCTTCACTTCGCTCATATCCATTTCTGGAAGCTGCACATCGAGCGACAGCATTTCGGCCACGGTCTGCAACGGCGTGCTCACGCTGCCGTCCGGGTCCGTCTTGTAGATGGGCGACACGTTCGTGATGTTCGCGTAGATGTTGGTCCCGTTGCGCAGTTGGAAGGACAACTGGATGCGCGTCGGCTGCGGGCGCAGCATGTACTCGTAGAAGCCCTGCGGCCGGATCACCAACTCGGTAGCGCCTTGGCTGATATCGCCAACCGGGATCACGTCTTGCTGGAATGTCGGCATGAAGAAGTGCGCAGCTTGGCCGCGTGCAGCCTGGAGCCACTGGCGCAACTGCGTGGCCTTCACCCGGCCGAACAGGCGGAAGCTGGCCTGCGTGATGATCGAGGTGTAACGGCCGTGGTCAAGCGTGGTCGGCACGCCGCTGTCGTTGTCCATCGTGAAGGACTTGCGACCGTACTCGCTGTCGATGGTGTTCGCCCGCGTCGGCACGAACGGGAAGAACGGCTGACCGCCGACGACGTTACCCCACGATGCGGTCACGTTGTATGGCTCCGACAGATCGAATTGCAGCGTGGCACGCGCCACCGTGTCCGTGACGTTCGACATGCGTGGGTTGTTCAGCATGCGCGCCGCCCGCATCGGATAGATGCGCGTACCGATAGGCCATGCACGCGGTGGCGGGAAGGCCCAGGTGAAGCGGTTGGCGTTGTAGTCCACGTCGCCCACCTGCAAGATGTCGTAGTCGCTCGGATCGCCCTTGTTCACGAACACGAGGTCGCCCTTGTAGAACTCGCGGTATTGCAGTTCACCGTCAGGGAACCGCACGCCGCTGCCCTCCATGTCGATGCCGTCTTCCATGCGCACCGCTTCCTGCCACAGCGGGAACATGAACTCCGCGCTGCCGATGCCGCTGAAGAAGGTGTCCAGGCGGTCACGGTTCTCCAACTGGCGCAGGAAGTTCGCCTCGAACTGGCGGCGCGCATTACGGCGCACGCTGCGGCGCTGCTCCGCGCCGGTCTCGCTCGTCATCACATCGGTCAGCCACGTCAGGCGCTCGGTGACTCCCTGCTCCCACGTCGGCAACACCGTGAACATCGGCAGGCCGAAGCGGTAGTCGGTCGGTGGCGGCAGATCGTCATCGCTGATCGCGGCGTCGTCGAGCAGCCAGCCGTCCTTCGTGCTGAAGTACACCACGTCCTCGCCTTTCTTGATGACGAGGCGGAACCACGACGGCGATGCTGGCAGGTTCTGGAGCACCACGTCCAGGCGGTAGTCGCCCTGCGGAATGTTGACGAACGCAGTGCCGGGTTTCGCCAGCGTGCAGGACGCGATGATCCGGCTCGTCAACTGCGTGGTGCCGATCCACAGCGTCGCGCCATCGTCGGCCGCGATCTCCATGGTGTAGTTGCCGTCGCTGAAGTGGAACTGGCGTGCGAAGTAGTACGTGTGGTCCGCAGCGGAAGGCACGCCCTCCGCGACAGGCGACACGTACAGTTCGTTGTTCGGGCCAGCAGGGCCGTAGTCAAAAGGAGTGCGGATTGCCATTATCGAATTCCCAGCATGGTTTTAATGGTTGGAATATTTGCCTTGATGTGCTGCACGACGACCTTGGAACCATCGGCACCGGCCATTGCTTCAGGCACGCGAGCGCGATCATCGACCAGCACGAAGCGCACGCCAGCGGTAGGATCGGTCTGCGCCACACCCGCGCCGCCGTTGAGCACATTGCGGGCATCGTTCTTCGTCAGCACCTCTTCGCCTTTTTGCAGGATGGTCGGCACCTCGTCAGCCTTCAGGCCCGGCAGACCGCCATCGTGGTAGCGCTTCGCGCCGACGAACATCGCCGGGTTCACCGCACGGCTGCGCAACTGCGTGCCTACAGCGCCGCCTGCGTGGGCCACAGGGATCGGCGCGACGTTCGATGCACCCGGCGTAGCGCCACCGCCGAAGAAGCCTTGCAGCGCGTTCAGAATCTGCTGCTTGATGATGGCCTGCGTGATGTCCTTCAGCAGCGACGCGAAGAACGCCAGCGCCGCCTGACCCATCGACTTGAAGCCCGCGCTGATCGACTGCTGACCAAGGGCGACTTTCGCCAGCGATTCACCGATGGCATCGAATGCGGTGACGCCGTTGTTCACGATGCTGTCCTTGATCGTCACGTCCAGATCGCTCAACGACTTCTGCGCGAACTTGGCATTGGTCGAAATCTTGTCCGTGGCGGCGGCGATGCGGTCCAGTTCATCAGCGCTCATGGCATTGGCGTCACGCGCCGTTGCGATGAAGGCTTGCAGGTTCTGCGTCATTTGCAGGATCGAGCCTTGGTACTTCGCGGCGGTCTCGTTCAACTGATCGGTCTCTTGTTCCGACGTAATCAGGTTGAGGGAGCGCTGCTGCTCGATGCTGTCGCGTTCACGCGCCTCGGCCTCCAGCAGATTGTTCAGCAGCTTCTGCGCAGTGACCACGTTGTTCGCTGCGGTCTGCGCGTCAACGCCCGCCTTGGCCGTACCGGCTTTGACGGTCGCCACGATCTCGGCATACTTCACCGGGTCCAGCATCGCCTGGAACTTGGTGGCGAAGTCCAGCGCAGCCTTGCCAGCTTCCTGCACGCCGGGGCCGTACTGTGCGATCTGCTCGTTGATCGCGTTGTTACCTGCCATGATAGAAATCTGGCCGCTGTCAACTTGCTGCTGGATCGATGCAATATTCGTCTGCATGATCTTCTGCTTTTTGTTGAACTCTTCGCTCAGGTTGTTCGCCTGCTCGCGGTAGGTGTTGGTCTCCGCGATGGCCTCGGCCTGCTTCTTCAGCGTAGCGACTTGCGCCAGATCGGACTTCGCCTGCGATGGGTTGTACTTGGCGAGGCGGTTGATCTTCTCGGTGATATCGGTGAACGTCTTATCGACCGCAGCCTTCGCCGCCTTGACCTGATCTTCAATCGGCAGCGACGTACCAGCCTGCTGCGCCTGCTGCTCGTTCAGCTTGGCCTGCAAGTCCACGAGGTCGGCCGCGACCTGACGTGCGATCTTGATGCGCTGCTCGCCTTCGGTCTTGTCCTTCTTCGCCTGCTCGTTGTTGTACTTGGCGCGCTCGACGGCCTGCTTCTCCAGCGACGCTTTGTTGATGGCGGCAATCGCGTCAGCTTGCAGCTTGCTGTCGGTGATCTCGGTCTTCGCTTTCTCCCGGCGTTCGTCGTACTCTTGATCGATCAGGTCCAGGCGTGCGGCCAGATCGCCCTTCGCTGCTTTCAGGCGTTCGTTCTGCGCGGCGCGCTCGGTCTTCTTCTGCTCCTTCAGCAGATCGGCTTGCAGCGCTTCCAGCTTGCGGGCGCTCGGATCGGATTCACCGGGGAAGTCCGTACCGCTGCCGGTGCCGCCAGTCTTGTCACTCGTCGATGCGAACTTCACGCCGTCCAGCTTCACGCCTTTGGCTTGCGCGGCCTTGATCGCGGCCTGCTGCGCGTTGATGCCGTCCACCGCGATCTTCTTCAGGCGGTCGTACTTCTCTTGCGCAGCCTTCTCCTGATCGGTGCCGCGTTTCTTCTCCAGATCGGCCTGTGCCTTGTTCGCTTCTTCAAACGCTTTGTTCGCAGTGTTCGTCACCGACTGCACGTTAGCGCGCACCTTGTCGTCCATGCCGTCGAGGATTGCCGACGTGGCCTGATAGGCGAGAATGAATGCGCCGATGACCGGGATCGAGCGAGCGAGGAACAGGAGCGCGTTGCCGACGCCGATGATCGCCGGGGCCAGCTTCAACATCACACCGGTCAGACCGCTCGCGCCGCCCAGTGCCTGCGACAGCGCTACCGCAGCACTCGCCGCGTTCAGGCGTGCCTGCATGGTGAACAGCGCGCCGTTGACGATGACCAGTTCAGCACTGAATGCGCGCAGCAGCGCGGGCAGGGATGCCAGCCACGAGACGAACTTCAACGCGAGGATCAGTTCGATGCCGACCTTCACCAGATCGAGATTCTGTGCCACCTTGTCCAGTACGTCGATCACGATGGTGAAGCCGGACGACAACGACTGCGCCAGCTTGTCCGCGCTGCCGTCTTCTAGGAACTTGGTCAGGCGCTCTAGCAGTCCCTGATACGCTTCGACGAAGCCGCCCTTCGCAACGTTGTTGAGGAAGGTGTTCGTGGCGTTCTCGAAGCGGGCCTGCGCCTGCGACAGATTCGTGGTGCCAGCGTTGATCGCGCCGTAGGTCTCTTGCAGTTGCTTCGCCACGGTGACGATCAGTTCAGGGCCGATAGCGCCGTCCTGCATCAGCTTCGTGAACTCTTGCGTGCTGACGCCCTTGGCCTTGGCGAACAGGTTCAGCGCGCCCGGCAGTGCGTCACCAAGTTGCTGCGTCAGTTCCTCGGCGCTGACCTTGCCCTTGTTGAACATCTGCTCCAGCGCCTTGAACACGCGCTCGGCCTCGACCGACGACAGGCCCAGGCGGGCGGTGGCGGTGGCGAAGCCTTCAAAGATGTAGCGGGTCTGCGCGGTGGTCTGCCCGGCCTGCTTCGCGGCGATGGCGAACTTCGCGTATGCCGGTGCCACCTTCGTGAAGCTCACGCCGATGCGGTCGGCCGCAGCCTGCAAATACTCGAACTCTTGCCGCGCCAGTTCGGTGTCGCCGCCGCTCGCCACCAGCAGGCGATTCATCGTCGCTTGCGTCAGGTTGTACGCTTCAATCGTTTTCTTCGCCAGATCGATAGCTGCATTCAAACCGACGAACGCGGTGGCGAGACCAAGCACCTCGCCGCGCAAGCGCTGGGCGAAGGACAGAGTGGTGCGGCCACCGTCACCGCTGAACCAGCGGAAGAGTGCGGAGCCAGCATTGTCGGCCGCTGCGCCGTTGCGTTGATACGCGGTGGTCAGCGTCTGCATCGCGCTCGCTGCGCGGGTGGCCTGCGAGATCAGGTTCGTCTCGGCCGCTGCGAGGTTGGTCGTGTCCACGCCTGCGGCGCGCAATGCGGCCTGCGTAGTGCGTGCGCTGGTGGTCAGGTTGCCGAGGTTCGTGGCGCTGCGCTCCAGCGTGCTCTGTGCGCGTGCGAGCCTCGTGGTGATGTCGTCACCGGCCGCTCCGCTGCGCATGGCCGTAATGAGCGCGGTGACTTCAGCGCGGGCTGCGGTGTACTCGCTACGCGCCGTGCGGATCGCCGCGATCTGCCGGTTGTAGGAATCGAGCAGGCCACCCATGTCGGCCAGTGCTTTCTGCGCCTGCTGCGCCTGCTGCAAGATGTCGCGGTAGTTACGCACCGGGCCGTCGATGGCGGCGACCTTCGCGGTCAAGTCCGTGATCGATGCGCCCAGCGCGTCCACGCTGCGCAGCGACGCCTGCGCCGGTTGCGCGATGTCGGTCAGGCGCTGCGACACGGTTGGCGTCGTTACCGGCGCGGTGTTGCCGCGTGCGGTCGTGGCGGAAGCTCGCATCTGGCGCTCGGCGGCGTCGGCCGCGTCACGCAGCGCGACGGCCTGCCGGTTGATCGCCTCGGTGCGTTTGTTGGCTTCGCGGGTGAACAGCGCCTCCATGTCCGCTTCGTGCTGCACGTTGCGCATGGCCTCGGCCGCAGCCACTTCCTGCTCGGCGCGGGCTTGTGCGGCCAGGGCTGCGGTGGCTTTCGCGGTGGCGTCGGCCACCAGTTTGTCGGCGCGTGCTTTCTGCTCCGCTGCGGCTGCGGCCTTGGCGGCGTCGCGGGCCTGCTTCGCAAAGCCGTCTGCCGCGTCCATAGCGGCCTCCTGCCGGTCGAGCGCGGCATTTGCTGCCGTGACTGCCACCACGATCTTTTGCTGCGTCTGCGCCGCGTTTGATGCGTCTACGCCGAATTGCCGCAGGTTGGCCGACGAGGTGTTGACCTTCGCCTCCAGACGGCCCATTTCCTTTTCGAGTTGCGAGACGGCGGTGGCCTGCTCTTTCAGGGCTTTTGTTTGTGCGGGGGTTTGCTTGCCACTGTCGGCCACGTACTTCGCGTAGTCGGCCTGCGCGCTGCGCGCTGCTTCCAGTTTGGCTTTAACGTCGTCCAGGGCAGCGGACTGCGACTGGAACAGTTTGATAAGGGACTGCTGACCGAGCAGAGCCTTGACCGCGCTCTCGATCTTGGCGTAGCCCTTCTCCAGATCGGCGGCGCTGGCCGCGCCTTTCTTCGATGCCTCGATCTGTGCTTCTTCCGCCTTCACCAAATCCTTCAGCGCATCGGTGACTTCGGTGGTGGTCTTCTTAGAATAGTTTGTAGCCCTGATCCGCAGTTCTACATCGGTGGTGTTGTTAGTAGCCATGGGTCAGCTTTCGCAGTTCGGTTTTCAAATTCTCTACGCCGGAATTATCGGTCGAGAGAACCGACGCGATAACTGTACGCATGAGCGACGATTCGGTTGCAAGCCGAAGATTGACACGCTCTCGTGCAAGTTCGGTTTCCATCCACAGAGTTGACAGCGGGTAGTAGTGCGGGTAGCGATGGCCCTCGGCCATCAGGAAACTCGCGTTGACTCGAAGCGATCTGTGGAATCGCTCCGCGTCACTCAGGTGTTCTAATCCTGTGGCGTCTCCATCGTCACCGGACGAATCGTTTGCGCCATCCCCACTAGGCTGTCGAACAGCTTTTTTGCGCCGCCCGCATCTTCAGTGGTGATCTCGATGATCTTGCGGAGCGTTTCAGCCATCAGGCCGATTGGCAGCTTGCGCAGCTTGGCGCGAAGTTCAGGCGTGTCCACTTCATCGGTTGCCGCGATCACGATGGACTCGACCAGATCGGGAACGTCGTTGACCATCTTCAGCGCGAAGGTTGCAGCCTTCATCATGGCGATGTCGTTGTTTGCCTCGGCCTTGTACGCGGCGAAGACGGTGTTGAGGTCGGCCAGATGGCCGTGCAGCAGGGAGGTGATATCACGCAGGGCAATGCCGCGCACCGTAGTGGCGACAACGCCCCGATACATCACGTCTTCCTTGCGGATTTCAAAATCAGCGAGAGACATATCGGGGTTCCTTCTTAGGCGGTGGCCGGGCGGTTAGTGATGTACACGCGCTCGGTGGTGTCGTCCTTCTTCAGCACTTCGTAGTTGAAGGACATTTGCTGCCAAGTGTCGCCCTTCAGTGCGTAGTCGCCGTTCGCCGTGATCTTGACGTAAGGCCAGAAGTAGTCCTTGTTTTCGCCCTTCGGGTTCTTGGCCTGGAAGCGCAGCGCGCCACGGATTTCCTGACCCTTGCCGATGATGATCTCGTTGGTCATCGCTTCCTGATCGTACTTCACGACCAGCGTGGTGTTCGCAGCGGAGATCAGCGTGCTGGTCGGCTCCATGTAGATGCGAGCCGCTTCCAGATCGATCTCGAAGTTGTCTTCCAACTGCTGCGTGGTAAGCGGGGTCACGACCGCAGGATCAGCTTGAGTCGCGCCCGGCACCGAAGTGCTGATGGTCACGTTCGTCACCATGCGAGTGCCTTGCGGCTGATCGACGGCCACGCCCAGTTGCTTCCAGCCGCCCGGCGTCCACTGAGTCTTGTCGAAGTTCTCGGTGATCGCGGTGGCAGCGGCCACGGTGGACGACTCGATGTCACCGCCGAACCACATCGCAACGTTCTGCACGTCGATGGAGTCCAGTGCGAACGCGCCGCCCAGGTCATTGCTGATGGTGATCTGTTCGTCCTTGACGTTCAGACCTTGATCGGCGTCGATGTGATCCAGCGTGTCTTGCGACTGGTTGGACGACAGTTCGGGCGAGTTACCCAGGTAGCGTTCACCCGTACCCAGTTTGGCACCAGCGAGGAATTTATCGAAGAACAGTTTGCCCTTACCGATGACATACTTCTTACCGTTTTCAGTTGCAGCCATTTGATGCTCCTTTGTGTGATTAAAGTTGAGGCTTGCCAGCGATCTTCTACTGGCCGATTTCTACCGCGATCCCCAGGCGGATCGGCAGGTAGAAGAATGCGTGGCTCGACACCTGTGCTTCTGGCGGGCGTACTACAGGTGGCGCGACCTCGACGGACGAAATCATATCACCCAGGCGGTAGTCGTTCGGGTACTTCGGAGAACCGCTGCCTTTCACTTCGGTGATGCGCAGCAAACGCTTCTCCACGTCCTGACAGAAGTAGTACGGAAGATACTCGGTGTCCACTGACTTATCGTCCGGCACGGTGCCTTGGATCATCAGCGTCCAGCGGTCGGCGCGGCTGTCGCCATCGCCCGCGAACGTGGCGAAGTCAGGGCGCGGCGCTTCGATGATCGACAGCGTGGCCTCGTGCGCCTGCTGCACTTCCGCGCCGAACAGAAGCCGGTTGATGTGGACGTGGCCCTGCATGTCATACAGGTCGCCGTCAGCCTTGCAGATTTCCTCCAGCAGCAGTTGAAGGCGCAGAAGCACGGCGAGGCGATACGGTGGCACCGCTGCGCGGGTCGGTTGGATTGTGGTGTTGTTCATGTGAGAGAAAACCTTCCTAGTTGTCGGAGAAATTCGTCGTTGACCATGCGGCCGATCTGCGGCGCGTCGTCAGCGCTGACGTGCCTGAAGACCTGATCGACCGATGGGCCGTACAGCAGTGCCACGCGGTTCGGAACCAGCCACGCCGGTTCGCCGTAGCGATTGTCCAGCGACTCGCCGGGCTTGAGCGCGAGCGCGAGGCCGATGTTCCCGTTGCTCAGTTGCGTCAGCCACGCGTACTTGCCGAAGGTCTTGCCGCTGTCCTTCTTACTGACACGAACGCGGATGCCGATGCGCGCACGCGAGCCGAGCGGCGTACCGGGTTGAACGAATCGAGCGAGTGATGTGGGGCGCTTGCGAGCGGTGATGACCGCTTCCAGATCGTTGACGTTGGCCTTCTTCGTGACGCCCAGGCGGTCGTCGTTCAGGTAGTCGCGGGGGAAGGCAATGTCTTCGAGGATATCGCGCCGCAGTAGCGTCATGCCACTGCGGGTTGCGACGGTGTTGATGGCGAGGGACGCTGCTCTGTCCGTGATGCCGGGGAGTTCTTTGAAGCCTTCGATGGCCTCAAGCAGTGAGATTGCCATGCTGGAGTTTCCCTACACTCCAGGCTTCGTTCACCGGGCCGACGTTATCGGTGCTCTGCACGTCAACGGCCAGATAGCCACTGAAGCCCGGCGCGGTAATCTGCACGCGGCCACCACGAACAATCGTGATGCCGTTGAGCGCAAGTTCCGCCTTGTCGAAGATGACCCGTTCGACGAGATCGAGATACATGGGATAGCCCTGATTCTCGATGTCGCCTACGGGTGCCTGTTTGAAGTGCCAGCGAACTCGCAGCGCAACCGGCGCGGCCATCGAACGGTCGTAGTACAGCGCCTCAAGCGAGAGCGTGTCGTGGACTATGCGGTGGTTGCGCGCCAGCGCAGCGGCGAAGTCGAAGCGGGTCATGGCGGATTACAGGTCTTCCGACGATTTGCCTGCTTTGTCGCTGCCCGCTGGGTCGCCCTTGTCGTCGTCCTTCAGCTTGCCGGACGAGGAAGTGGCGCTGCCCTTGGCCGGTTTGATCTTGACTTCGACGGCGCTTTCTTCTTCGTTGACCGGCGTGCGCACGGCGTCCGGGTTGGTCTCCTTCAGATCGTCCAGTTCCTTTTGCGTGAACTTGAACGACTGGTTGGCGTTGACGACCACGCGGCCGACGCCTTCGCGGTGCAGGATGATCTTGCCGTTTGCGACGCGCAGTTTAGTGCCTTCAGTTGCAGCCATGGTAGTGCTCCTTAATGATGTGAGAGAAAGACCGGGCGCGAGGCCCGGCCGGTTGCCGATTAAACTTCGTCGGTGTGGATGGTGGTGGTGACTTTCAGCAGCACCGTCGCGTTCGGGTCACGCGGCACCATCAGCGGCGCGGTTTGGGTCAGCAGGTATTCTTGCGATGGGTCTTCTTCTTCCCAGTTCTTGAAGAAGTATTCCATGGCCTTGTAGCCTGCTTTCTTGTCCTTGATCGCGCCGAAGCAGCGGGTGCCGCCCATTGCGTCGCGGGACACGCCCACCACCGAGCCTTGATCGAGGTAATACTTTTGCTTACCGTCGATAGGGCTGATGAAGCGAGTGCTGTCCACCCAGGCGTCGATTGCGCCTTGGCCGTCAGCGCCCGCGATACGACCCATGTATTCGATGGTGTCCGGGTAGCCTTCAGTCAGTGCGTTGATGCGGGTGACGTTCGCTGCGGTGACGCCGCCGAAGTTCTTGTCCAGCAGGTCTTTCAGATCGACGCGCTGGGTGAAGTCTTCCCAGGCATCTTGACCGAAAATCCATTCGCGGATGCGAGCACCCGACTGGCCGTTGGCTTCGATACGCGCTTCCTTGATGTCTTGCAGCGGGGTCGCGGTGGTCTGGTCCCACTTGGCCGCGCCGGACAGCGTGACGGTCAGGTTGGCGTTGCGGCGGAAGTCCACCAGCGTTTCAGGGTAGTCTTCGCCCACGATGGTCACTTTGCCGTCGATGGTTGCGCGAGCGGCCAGCCAGTTGAAGGTGTTCTGCACCTTCTCTTTTTGCTGTTGCAGCAGGTACGCGATAACCGCGTCACGGCGCTGATCGTAGGTCAGGGTGCCACCCAGCGCTTCACCGGCCACGCGGTCCATGTGCATCGTGTAGTCAACGATGTCCTTCTGTTTCGAGTAGGCCGGTTTGAAGCGGTCGGTCTCGAAGCCATTCAGACGGCCAGGGCGACCGGCGACGTTAGGCACGACGAACGGTGCCAGTTTGCGGGTGTCTTCGTACACGCGGTCGAACATGATCCATTCGGTGTCGAAGTTGATCTGGCGCTGGTACATTTGCAGCCAGAAACGCGGTGCGGTTTTCAGGCGGCGCTGCACGCCATCCAGGGTCACGAGATCATAAATACCAGCCATGCTATTTCTCCTAATTCGTTTGTAAGGTTGTACTGCTGACCGGGTTAGATCAGGTGGCCGACGCGCAGGCCCATCGAGCCTTGCAGGCCCAGTTTGCGCAGCGCGTAGGTGTTCCATGCGGCGGGGAAGTTGACGCATTCGTGGTTGAACTTGCCGCTATCCCAGTACGGCACGTCCTGACCGACTTTATCGATCTGCACGGCGGTCAGGACGGCCTGTTCCGGCTTGTGGGTGGCCGGGTCGTAGGCGACGATACCTGCCGAGGTCAGCGCGGCCAGCGAGTATTTCGGCAGCGTGGCTACGTTCGATTTGGCGCTGTCGGTGATGACCGGCGTACCGCCGATCCACAGTTGGAACGCAACGCGGGAGCCGACCTGTTCATACGCGGCCAAGTCCTGCTTCGGGTCCAGGGGGAGTTTATCTGCTGCCATGGTGTATCTCCTATTGAGTTAGGCTGCGGTTGTTTGAATGCCTGATTAGGCGACTTTGTTACCGGTCGCCATCGTGTAGTTCTTCAGGATGTCGGCCGATGCGTCTTGCTGCTGATGCTGCGCGGCGTTGTCGGCACCGATGCCTGCGCCGCCTTCCTTGTTCATAGCCTGCTCGAACTGGTTGCCGCCTTTGGCCTTGTCCTTGCCGGTGTTGTCGCCGCCGCCGTCCTTGCCAGCTTCTTCCTTGCCAGCTTCGTCGCCTTTGGCGGCTTCGACGGTTTCTGCTGCGGCCACGGCCAGCATGGCTTTAGCATCGGCCAGCGACATGCTGGTGTTCAGCGCGAGGTGGGTCGCCAGCTTGGTCTTGCCTTTGGCTTCGTCGCAGGACAGGATGCCAGCGCAGCGTTCGCGCTCGGCCTTTTGAACTGCTGCGGTATCGACCGCTGCTGCCGCATTGTCGCCTTTGTTTTCAGTGCCGCTCATAACTTGCTCCTTCGGTTGGTCATTGGTTTTGGCGAGTTCACCATCGTCATCAGATTCGGTGTCGTCGTCGATAATAGATTGCAGCGCCACGGTCGGTTCCGCAATCGCATGAATCAGGCCGAGTTCCAGTGCGTCGTCGGCCCGGTACGTGCGAGCCTCGGTATCATAAACGACCTTGGAATCCAGGCCCATGTTTTCCGATACGACTGCGACGAACTTGGCGCGGGACTTGTCCACGTTCTTCTGGAGGTCGGCCTTCACTTCCTTGTCCAGCGGCTCGTACGGATTGCCGTCCACCTTGTGATCACCGCTGTGGATGAACGTCACAGCCATGCCGATCTTCTCCAAGAATTTCGACATATCGACGTGCATGCAGACGACGCCCACCGAGCCGATGCCTGCGCTCGGAATGGCGATCACCTTGTCCGCTGCCGAGGCGACGGCGTAGGCCGCGCTGTAGCAGTTGCTGTCCACGTAGGCGACGATCTTTTTGCCTTGGCCGCGATTGGCCGCGATCTGCGCCGACAGTTCAAAGCAGCCTGCCGCTTCGCCGCCGAACGAGTTCACGTCGAACAGGATGGTCTGCACTTCATCATCCGCCATGGCGGCGTTCATCTGCGAGCGGATGAAGTTGTAGCCGGTGACGAAACCCCACGAACTGCCGAAGCGGTTCAGCAGGGTTCCGTGGACCGGGATGATCGCCACGCCGTTCGCAAACGCGAAGGGCTTGTTCTGCTCGCGGCGGCTGAAGCCATACGCCTCGCACAGTTCATGGCGGCGCTGCTCCAGCTTCTGCTGCTCGACATCGACGTTGGCCGACATCATCAGCATCATGTCGTTGGCAAAGTTCTCGCGGAACGCCGACGCGATGAAGTTCTCGCGCAGGTTCATCCGAGTAAGTGCGCTGCGCGCTGCGTGCTCGCTCATTATTTGCTACCTCCTTTTTTCGTGGTCTTGGTTGCGGTGTCGCCATTATCGTCCTGCTGATCCGCGCCATCACCGTTTTCACCCTGACCGCTACCGCTGCCGCCCGGCTTCGCGCCGCTCGTGTCGAAGGTCAGGCCCAGCTTCTCCATCAGCTTCTTCTCACGAGCCTGCTGCTTGAATACGCGGCGGAAGTCGTCGCCCAGTAGTGCCACTTCCTTCTGGTAGGTGGACAGGCCAGCGTTGATGCGCATGATCGCGGCTTGCGTTTCCTTGGTCTCGTCGATCTGACCGCGTGCGGCACCGATCCATTCGCACGAGCACAACGCCTCGCGCATGTACGGATCGTAGAAGTCGAAGTTTGGCGGCAGCGGGATCACGCTGTCGTCGCGGTTGATCTCTTCTTCCAGCCAGCAGATGAACATCATCGTCGCCTGCCGGTCGGCCACGGTCTTCTTCCGCGCCTGCATGAACTTCCATGTCTCGGCCATGCTGGCGCGTGCGCTGGAGTAGTTGGTCTTCGAGTAGTCTTTGCTGAACTGCTCGTAGGACATGCCCAGCGGCGCGGCGATATGGCGCAGCATCGACTCTTCAAAGCCGGTGCCGATGCCGCCCGGCGTCGCGGCCGACTTCAGGTTCAGCTTCGTGCCTGGGAACAAGTGCGGCATCTTCACACCGTCGATGCCGATCTTGTCCGTGGCGTTCACGTACTCGGTCAGGCCGTTCATGTATTCCTTGAGCATATTGGTGAAGCCACCACCACCAGCGCCCATGGATTGAAAGATCGCTTCGGTCGGCAGTTCGGATTCGATGGCCGCAGCGTAGGTCGCGTTGACCACGGCGTTCTGCAACACCACGTCGCTGAACTTCTTCGTCATCTTCATCTGCTTGAGTACCGACACCATGTCGCTGATGCCGCGAGTCTGGTCTGGTTGCATCGGCTCTTTGATGTGGATGACCAGTCGTCGGCCCCACTTCGTCTGTGCCGGTACGCGCTTCCACTGCGGCAGATCGCCGGACCAGAATTCACCTGGGAAGGTCGAGCGAATGTGGAAGGCAAGCGGCTTGCCGTACAAGTCCTTCTCGACGCCACGCGACAGGCCCGGCTGGTCCGCGATGTTATTCGGGTTGCACAGGCGCGTCGGAGACACCGACTGGAACGCGGTACGGAAAGGCCGGTTCGCTTTCGGCAACCACTCCGTCGTCGCCAGCACCTCGCCGGTGAAGCCGAAGCCGACCACGCCCAGGCGGATGATGTCGGTGAATGTCAGCGTGCCGCCAGCGTCGAACCAGCACTCGGTGGAGTCGGCCATCAGGTTGAAACGCGACTCGACGATCTGCGAGAACTTGTCGGCCCACTCTTCGGTTGCGCCGAGTGCTTCCCAGTCCGGCATCGAGATCAGGCGGAACTGCGTACCCACGATTGAGTCGCGGTGCGTGTGCATCGCGCCGGTCAGGAAACCATCGTTCTGCACGCTGTCCCGGCTGCGCGCATCCATGATGTCTTTGCGGCCGTTGATCTGCGAGTCGGGAGAAATGATTGGAGGATTCCAGCGCAGCATTTCGGCAGACGTGCGGCTGGCCCCTTCGAGGCCACCACCCATTGCGTTCTGCTGGACTGGCGCGATGGCCGTCGTTACGGCCGGGATTTGTTCTCGTTTGCCCATGGTCGTTTAGAAGATGAAGGTTGCAGGACCGCCCGGCATGCCGCCGATTGGGGAGCAGACACCGAGCGCCGATTTCAGCGACATGATGTAGTTGTACAAATCGGTCTTGCGTGCGGCGGTGAACTCCACACGCTGACCGTTTTGATCGACGACCACGCGGGCGCTAACGCCGGTCATCAGTTGGTGATACGCTTCCTCGGCATCCTTGAGGCGCGTGGTGTACAGCAGTGCGTCAGCGGGTGACAGAACACAGTTCATTGCGGTTCCTTTCTATGTGAGTGACTGGGCCAGTCCTGCGAAATCGTAGCCGGATTTTACTCTAGTGCTCAGTGGGGTTTCCCCTTCCGGTGTGCGCACGAAGTCGTTGCTGCATCCGTCGCTCCAGTCGGTCGCCCACGACGGCGGGTTGTTCCAGTCGATGCTCTCGATGCGCACGTAGCTGGAGACGCACACGCCGATGAAGTAGTAGCCCAAGTCCCACGCCTCGTTTCGCGTGGTGCCGAGGTGTTCCCACCCCTTGTCGGTGCGGACCTCGGCGCACAACTCGTTGTAATACTCGATGGGGAGCCAGTCGGGGAATCGGTACATGCCCTTGCCCGGCTCGATGCTGTCCAGGCGACCGTTCAAGTCGTCCTTCAAGATGTTCGAGTTGAGCATCAGCACAGGCACGTCACCGCGTGCTGCCGACTTGTCGTCCTTGCGGCCGGAATCGGGGAACGACACGCGGGCGCGTGGCTGGCCGGGCTTGGTCTCACCCTTCAGCAGCACGAAGCGACCGCCGAGGCCAACCGACATCAGGTAGCGCCAGAAGTCGTATGCGCGGCTCGTGGTGCCTTTCTTACCGCCGCTGTCGCAGCCTGTCATCTTGATGCCCATGACGCGGCCGGTGTCGTCGTCCAGTTCGTACTCGCGCTGCATCACCTGCGTGACCAGCATCTTCCAGTCTTCGAGGTAGGTGTGCGGACGGCATGGCAGCGGATCGCCGTCGTCGTCGCGCCGCTCGGACTTGACGATGTGGAAGCGGTCGATGAACACCATGTCGAACGGCTGGCCCGGCGCAGCGCCTTTGACCTCGACCGCGAAGCCGCCCTGCTGCACGTCCACGGTAGCGACGAGAAACCGGACGCCCAGCGGCACCTTGCGCACGGCCAGCGGCTCGGCGCGGGCCTTGATGTTTTCCGGCAGGCGAATCTCTTGCAGCGCCTTCGACAGATACGGTTCGCCCAGGTCATTGTTGTAGAACTTCTTCAGCGCCTCTTCACTGCCGGTACGCTCGTAGTCGTCCTCGGCGTCGAGGTACATCGTGACAAGCTGCTTCCACGTCACAAATGCAGCAGCGGTGCCGCGCAGCCAAAACGACGCGATCATGGAGCGGATGCCGCGACCGATGCGCAGGCCGGTCGGCAGCACGGCTTCGCCGTCCTTGACCCACATGCCCCACAGGTTCATTTCGTAGCGCTCGTCCTGATGGATCGCCTCGTCGCACTTAGGGCAGTGCATGCGCACGGTCTCGGCCGCGTCGAGGTTCGACATGCCTTCCTTGCGGTCGTATTGCAGGTGCTTGAACTGCCCCTCGAAGTAGTGATCACAGTAAGGACACGGCCAGTACCAGCGGCGGCGATCCCCACGGTTGTACAGACCGATGATGCCGCCGCACGGTGGCGCTTCGTGTGGCGTCTTGGCGATCCACTTCATGTCGGTCACGGCGCGGGACGGCGAGGACTCAACCAAGCACATCGCGTTCGACTTGTAGGTGGTGGTGCGCTTCGCCGCCAAGTCATACACCTCGCCGTCGCCGCCGATATCGTCGTCGATACGGTCACGGTCGGTGATCACCACGCGGCCGATTGGCTTACCGGCCACCTCAGTCGGCGTCGGCCACGAGATCGACAGCAGCATGCCGTTGCGGTACTGCTTGTCGAACGTGTTGTCGGCCGACGAGCCGGGCATCATCAGCTTGCCGACCTGATCGCTGTAGGTGTTCAGGCGATCCACGCGGCGCATCGAGAAGTCACGCGCTGCGGTGTTGGTCGGGCAGACGATCATCATGTCCATCGGATCGACGACGACGCTGTAGAGGATCGTGTTGATAATCAGCGCATCGGTCTTGCCGCACTGCGCCGGGCCGACGAACACAAGGCCGGTGTACTCGGTGGACGCGAACACGTTCATCGGCTCGCGCATGTACGGCACTTTGGAGTTAAGCCAGTCACCGACATAAGCGCCTGGGCTATTCACCTTGCGGTACTTCGCCGCCGCGTCCGACACCGTGAGGCGTTCCGGTGGGCGCAGCATTTCGGCGGCGTCGTACACCAGCGCAGCAATCGCGCCAAATTCTTTCTGGTCAAAGTTCATCGTCATGCTCCCGTTGTGCAATCTTTACGGCGCGCTTCAACACGCGAGGATCGTGCTGGCCGACAGAAGCCATCGCATCGATCAGGTCCGGCTCGTTCTGGAGCAGCGCCACCAGCTTCTCGGCCATCTGCTCGGCCAGTTCGCTCACCGGAAGTTCCACGTCCTTCTCCTTCTTCGGCTTGAACGAGTTGCGCACCTCGGCGTACAACTGCTCCAGCATCGTGTCGCCAAGCTGCTTGACGATCCTGCGCTGCTTGTCGCTCAACTCAGCCTGCATATCCACCGTGTCGCACATCAGACGCACCGACATCTTCATCAGCTTCATCAGCGCGCCGATGGTGCCGACTACGCGCTCGGTCGGCCACAGGTCGCCGTCCGCTTTCATAACTTCCTGTCGAGCCTTGATCGCGGCCCAAAACTCGCGGGCCAGCGCCTTCGGCAGATCGGCCGGGTTCATGCGCTTGATGTGGGTTTCGATGTCGCCTACAGGCTTCACGAGGTACGACGCGGCCACGTCGAGCCGCCATGTCTCGGTGCCGTTGCGCGAGCCGGTGGCAGGACAGCCGTGAAGCTTCTCGACGAGCACGCGGTGATCCATGCGGAAGGCGATGGACAACTGCGACAGGTTGAGGCCGTCGTAAAGCATTTCGCGTGATTCTTCGTCCAGCGAACTGACACGACGGCGTGTGGTGTGCTGTGATGGCATTAGATGCGTTCCTTGATGATTTGTTGCAGGGTACGGCCGGGCAGTCGCATGAGGTCCGCGACGTGGTTGGCGTGATACGGTTGAAGCTCGCGTGAGCAGTTGCGGTAGGCGGCGTAGGTCGCGTATGCGATCCCGATTACCTTGCACGCCTGTGGTGGACCGAGGCCCAGGTGCCGCTCGAATTTGACCAGCGTTTTGTTCGGCATAAATGAAAAATCCCCACCTATCCAATGAATAGGGAGGGATCGTAACAGGCTTCGAGGCTGTCGTGTGGTTTTCAGAGTTCGTCGGACTCGAACTGCTCCGACTCGCCGTAGTCCTCCAGCGCCTCGTGAATCGCCTCCCAGTCCTCGTCGGTTTCAGGCATGCGGCGCATTTTGCCCAGCATCTTCATCAGCTTCCGGCGCATCTTCTGCATGATCTTCTTCAGCTTCTCCTGCCCGGCGTCCTTGTCGTTCAGCGCCGACACCACCTCGCGGTCCTTGGTCTTGTCGCACACGATCAGGAACACGGTGACGCGGTACTTCTGCCCTTGCCTCGACAACCGGCCGATGAACTGCTGGTACAACTCCAGGCTCCACGGTATGTCGAAGAACACGATGATGTGACCGCCCAGTTGCAGGTTCAGGCCATGACCGCCTGACGCCGGGTGCATCGCCAGCAGCGGAATCTTCCCATCGTTCCACGGCTTCTTCAGCTTGCCCTCGGCGTCCATGAACTTGATGCCGGGGAAGTGCTTCTTCAGCCGATCCTTCGACGACTTGTGGTGGTACGCGACCAAGATGTTTTTGCCCTGCGCCTCTTCGATGATCTGCTTGAGCATGTCGATCTTGTGGTCGTGAATGTGGTGTACCTTCAGCACCTTCACATGGTCGTCGTCCTCGGTCTGTCCAGGCTCCAGCTTGGTGTCGTACAGCACGCCGGACGCCATCTGCAACAGCTTCTGCGACAGTGCCGCCGCCGTGTCCGCTTTCACCACAGTGCCGTCATCCAGCTTCGTCACCATCGTCTGCTCCATCGACAGGTACTTCGCCATCTGGTCAGGCTCCATGTGGACGACGCGCTGCACGTACAGCGGTTCCTCGCGCTCCAGATAGTCCTTCTCCTTCATGACCAAGCAGATGTCGCTGATCTTTGCGAGGATGGCCTTCTCCGCGCCCGGCCGCAGCTTCAGCGAGTGGTCGTAGCGGTTCTCGACGAAATACTTCTCGCGGTAGTGCGTGACCTTGCGGCCGAGGCGCGTGCCTTTGTCGAGCAGGAAGATTTGCGAGAACAGTCCTTCGTAGCCCTCGGTGGCCGGTGTCGCGGTCAGAATGTGCAGGCGCTTGATCGGGTTCGACGGCTGCGTGCGCACAGACTTCAACGCCTCGAAGCGGCCCGACTTGTGATCCTTGAAGCCGCTGCTCTCGTCGATGATGACCACCTCATACGGCCAGTCCTTGCCGTAGAAGTCCACCAGCCATTCGATCCAGTCGCGGCTGATGATGTGAATCTGCTTATTCGACAGCGCGGCCTCTTCGCGCAGCTTGATGACGCGGTGCGCCACCAGTTGATCGGCGTACTTGCCGCGCTCCGTGGGGAACATCTGGCGCTCCAGGCCGTCTTGCAGGCACTGCTTGCGGTACGCCTTCAGGCGCTTGTCCTTGTCATCGACGTGGATCACCTGCGGCACGAACGGCGCAAGATGCCGCCACGTCCGAAACTCGTCCGGCCACGTCGTGAGCGCCACCTTCTTCGGCCCGATGATGAGCACCTTCTTACCGGCGCTGATCTTGAAGTCGTTCAGCAGATCGACGACCAGCGTGGCAGTGCTCACGGTCTTGCCCAGTCCCATGTCGATGAACAGGCCGCTGTACGGATTGTCGCGCAGGAAGTTGTAGGCGGTCTGCTGGTAGTCGTGCATCGCCTCGCGTTCCAGCTTCACGTCGGTGAACAGCTTGCGGATTTCCCGCAGTATTGACATATCGCTCAACGCAAAATCTCCATCGCATCTTCAAGGTTATCGACCACGAACACTTCAACGCCGTGGTCCCGCATTTCTTCGTGAACGATAAGCTGGTGTGGTTCCGGCTTCTCGCCCTTCTTCTTCAGTTCCATGAAGATCACCCGGCCGCGCCGCATGCCGATGCGATCTGGTGGACCGTCGTAGCCGGGCGACACGAACTTCTTCCACCACCATCCGCGCTTCTCCGCATACTTGCGCACGTCCTGCTCCAGTTCCGCCTCCAGCGGGTCCAGGCGCTTCTTCCTAAGCTTCCACGGTGTCGTCATTTTCTTCCTCGTCCACGTAGCCACGTTCTTCCTGACAGGCTTTGCACACACGCATGCCATCAGGTGCTCGCTTGTATTCGATCCACGCCTCGCGCACGGTCTTCTCGGCGGTGCGCTGGCACAGCGACTTGCGCGTGGCAAGATCGACGATGTGCGCGGTGCGCTGCTTCGGCAGCGAGGCCAGCACGTATCCGCTGCGGTTGGCGTTGCGCGGGTCACGCACCGTCAGGCCGATGTCGTTAAGGCGCGCATACGCCTCGCGGATATAGAACTCGTAGTCGATGTCGTCAGGGAAGTCGTCGGGGAAGTCCAGGCACGGCACCGCACCGGTTGTACCGGCCACGCGCTTCTTCTCTTCGGTGTAGATCGCGTCACGCTGACCTTCACCGATGTACCAGCGGATCATCTTGCCGAGGTGCGTGCCGTCGCGCAGATACGCGCCCGACTTGCCCACCTGCTTGACGGCCACGAACTCGGTGATGTCCGCGCAGCGCCGGATGGTGCGCTCGATGTCGGCACCCTTCATCAGATAATCGACCACGGCGGTCGAGCAGATGTCGTAGGTCGGGTCGTGCTTGTCCTGCAAACCTGCTGGTGCAAACAGACCCTTGCGCTTGGCCTTCTTCACCTCGCCGGTCTTCTCGTCCTTCACCAGCGCGATGTAGCTGTTCACGTCGCGGCTGTAGACGCCCGCATACTCCACCTCTTCGGTTTGCAGCGAGCAGTCCATTTCCCAGTCGAACACGATGGCGGTGAACAGGCCGTACTTCTCCTTCGGGATCACGGTCACGATGCCGTCCGTGTTCGCGCTGATGACGTTGAAGCCGACGCCAGCTTTGTGCAGGCGCTCGATCAGCATGAGCAAGCACAGTTGGCCGGTCAGCGTGGTGGAGATCATCATCTTCGGCGCGTACATAATCGAGTACGGCGAACCGGCCTTGCCGAAGGTGCCGTTATTCACAATCTTGAACGTGCCAGCGTTGCGGTCGTATTCGATCCAGACTTCTTCCGGCTCGCCCGCGTCCTTCAGCACCTGGGCCTTGAACTTGAACACGTCGCGCTTATCCACCGACTCGCGGAAGATCGGCGTGAACACACCCTCCAGCGAATCCGGTTCGTACCCGCAGGCCAGCATCAGGCGCGGGTAGTAGGCGCGCACGTCGCGGTCTACGATGATCGTGTTCTCGTCTGCGATGAAGCTGCGGCTATGCTCTTTCGAGTGCAGGCCACCGATGCCCATCTTGTAGTCGGTGGTGCCGATGCGCAGCTTGAGGTCTTTGATGGCCTGCGGCAGTTTGACCACGCCCCAAACCTTCTTCAGCTTTTTGTTGCTGGCGTCGATCACGAAGTCGGTGTTGCACACCACGTCGAGCATATCCTGCAACTGCTTCGTCTGGAACTTGATGAATGGTGGCGGGTCGTAGCGGAAGCGCATGCTGCGCACCTTCGGCTTGTCCGGTCGTTCCTCGGTGATGCGTTCGTACTTAACCTTGAACTGGGCCTCGGCCATCTGTGCATCTGACTTGCTGCGCACGTCGAATTGCAGATCGTTCGACATCCAGGCGCGTGCGGCCAGTTCCGACTTCAGGCGGCGCTTCAGTTCCGCCGTGGTGGCGAGATCGTTGCCCATGTAGTCGATCACGCGGGCGCGGTCGGTGGTCAGGTTGATCGGCCGGTCGAACGGGATCGGCGTCTCTTGCAGGCGCTTCATGTTCATGCGAGCGCCGTACTTCTTCAGCGACAGGCGCACGCCGGGAGCCACCTCGAACAAGTCGATGTGGTCGAGCCACTTGGGGATAGTGATACCGAAGCGGTCAAGAATCTCCCACGGCATCAGCTTGTTGTCGCCGCGCAGTTTGTTGTCCACGATGATGAAGTCGTTCAGCTTCTTCAGCATGGCGCACGTCACGCCTTTCTGCATGGCGTAGCAGATCATCGGGATATCGTAGTTGAGGCCGTTGAACGTGTAGATGCGGAACCGCTGGAGGATATCGCGCATGTAGGCGCGGTCGAGCACATGGCCGTCGTAGTGCTCCAGCACGACGCGCTTGCCGGTCTCGGTGTTCTCGAACCCGATGCACCAGTAGTTCGGGAAGCACTCGGTATCGACCACGGCCTCTTTGCGCTGGATCAGGTAATCAATAATTTCGGTGTCGCGGGGCATAGTTGCTCCAGAAATGAACAGACCCGCAGGGTTGAATCTGCGGGCCTGTTGATGCTACGTGTTGTTACAGGTCGTCGTTGTCATCGTTGCGGCTGCTGCGGCTCGAACGGCTCGAACGGCTGTCGCCATCGTCGTCCTTGTTGCGGCGGCTCGAACGGCTCGAACGGCTATCGCCATCATCGTCGTCCTTGTTACGGCGGCTCGAACGGCTGCTGCCGCCGTCGCCTTCGTCCCAGGCTGCGCTGTCGTCGATGCGACCTTCACCGAAGGATTCACCTTCGCCACGGTACTTCACGCCGACCAGACCAGCGTTGACACGCTTGCCGTAGCCCTTGCCCACCTTGACGCCATCCTGATACCAGACGCGGATCAGAATGTCGCAATAGCAGCCACCGTAGATCAGTTCTTCGATGCGTTCTTCATCGTCCACTGGGTCCAGCAATTCGCCGTCACCATCGCGCACGCTAGGTCGCTTCGATTCGCGTGCGGAGACGATCATGTGGCCTTCGTACTCTTCGCGGTCGCCATCATCGCCATTGCGCAGGAAACGACGGTCGGCCGATACTTTGCCGCCCTTGTTTTTTGCGATCAGGTCGTCGATGTACTCTTCCATCGCTTCGATAATCTCGCCGTGTGGCTTGCCGTCTTCCAGCATGCCGACGATACCGTAGGAGCCTTTCTTCTTCGGGTCGCCGTTGTCGTCCTTGCCCTTATAGGGACGCGCCAGATGCGGGAAAGACACGCGGCAATTATCGATGCGGAAATAGCCATCTTCGTAGATGATGCCGCCCTTGACCTTCTCAACGAGTACCAAACTTGCCATGATGCTTCCTTTCGGGTTTATGTGATATACGGTTTATACGGTTTCCGCGCTCAGTCGTCGAACGCGCCACCGTCTCGGTCGTGAACCGGCTTGCGTCGGTCCTTGATCGGTACGATGGTTGTCTTACCGGGAGGCTTGAACACCAGACCCTCCAGCAAGTCCGGCAAGTCCTTTCGGGCATGTCCGGCTTTGGTCAGCAGTTCTTCAACCACTGACGGCGAGGCCATTTCAAGGGTCTCGACATCACCCCTGTCCAGGCCAAGTTCGAGCAGCCGCCGCAGTGCGACTTTCGGGTGCTTCCACGCCCGATGTGTGCGGCCCTCTACCTGCTTCGTGAGAACAAGTTTCACGTTGTCGTTCGCACGCGATTCCAGTTCTTCCTGCACCTGCTTGAAGAAGCGGTCAACTGACGGCTTCCAAGTGTGGATTCGTTCAAGCTCGAACGTGGTCAGCGTAGCGGCTTGCGCCAGATTCGCGTCTTCGTTGTTCGCCAGTTCCTTCTTAAACATGATCATGCGCTTCACGTCCACCGGCTTGTCGCCGGTCGTTACATCACCACCAGCCACGTCGAAGATCACCTTCGCTCGCGCCGTGCATGTGGACTGCACGCGGCACCACATACACGCTTCCGGCGACGGCGTGCGAGGTGCGCCTTGAACCCACGCTGCCGCTGCGCGGACCTTCACCTTCTCCGCGAACTCCAGCAGTTCTTCCCGCGTGATCTCCCACACGTCCCAGTTGTCCAGGCGCGGTTGAGCGATCCTGATGATGATGCGCTGGAAGTCGTACAGCCAATCCCACGCATAGAAGAAGCCCAGCGCGTACAGCATCGCCTGCGTGTTGTCCTCGGCGTACACCCACACGCCCTTGCCCATCTTCAGATCGGTGATGACCATGACCTGATATGAGCAGGCTACGTGGTCGGCCGTGCCGCCCTGATTCGGGATCGGCGTCAGCACCGAGAAATCCACCCGCTGTTCAACGAAGTGCGTACCCTCCAGTCGGCGGCACCACTTCACGTAACGCTCGACGTGATCGACCATCACTTCGTCAACCGTAATAAAAAAGCCCCAGCCTGCGCCATCGACCCAAAAGGTCTTGTGCAACAGGTGGAGGGGCTTTTTGCCGGACTTCAGCCACTGCTCCCCGACCATGTGGCCCACGGTTCCGTAGGCTGCGTCCTCGCCAGATTCATCCGGCGCGAACAGATTGGGGATCAGCGACCCGGCGCAGTTGAGCCACATCTTCGATGCGGACGGCGCGAAGACGGAGTGACCGCCCTGCACCACCCGCAGCATCGCGTCGCGGATATCCGCGACGGTGAAGATGTGGTGGTCAGACATTACAGGTTGTCGTCGTCGCCGCCTTTGCCGCCAGCGTCAGCAGCGTCCAGCTTTTTGTTGGCGGCTTTGAACAGCGCTTCCAGCAGATCGTCGTCAACTTCGGCCAAGCGCTCGGCTTCGCCCACGTCCTTAATCAGCTTTTTGGCGACCGGTGCGCCCAGGTCTTCCTTGACCTTGTTCAGCAGCGCGGTCACGTCTTCGCGGGTGACTTTCTTGGCGCGGGAGGTGGTCTTCTTCTCTTCCGGCTCGTCGTCGTTGTTTTTCGACGAGGCGCGGGAGCGCGTGGTGGTTTTCTTTTCTTCGGCATCGTCGCCGCCTTTGGCTGGTGCCTTGCCGCCCAGTGCTGCGGTGTTGGCGATCAGGGCTTCGGTCAGGGCTGCGATGGCTGCGAGGAATTTTTCAAACATGGTAAGGCTCCATTTTTAAGTTTTGGCAGTAAGGGATTTACGCTCGTTGTCTGCCGATTGGCGAGCGTGGGTTTCAAACTCAGGGTCCGACAGGACATCATCCAGCGCTGCCAGCAACCGGTCGAGTCGTTCTACCGATTCATGGCCTGGATACTCGCGGCGCTGGGTGACTTCCTTTTTCGCATCGACTAGGGCTTTAACGAAGCCTCGACGACGGTTGAACCCGAAACTCGTACTCTCGAAATCAATCATCACTCTTCTCCGCTATCACACATTTCGCTGCGACGGAGTGAACTATAAACGCCAACATTGTGCAATGTCAACAGTTCGTGCAATAATTCTCTAAATTATTTTTCAGGAAGGAGGGTTGTTATGAAATTTCCAAGATGGGTGACGCACACGGAGCGCGGCCGACCGCTACCCGAAGCCCAGGTCGCGGCGAATCGCCTGCGCTTCATTATGGTGACGGCCTCGCTGCACAAGGGCGGCGAAGGCACTATCGCCGGGTTCGCTAAATGCGGTGATGTCGAACGCGCACGCCTCTATCAGTACATGGCTCGCGGCTCGTTCCCGACCAAGTTGGCTGAACGCCTGGAAGCTGCGTTTGGTGTAGAACTGCTCCGCAAAGAGCACCTTGTATTCCCGCTTCAAATCGCAGCAACGGAGTAGATACGAATGAAGAAAAACACTGACTACACGCTCGGCAATAGTGGGCCGCTTGCCGTGTACGGTGCAGAAATTATCGACAATGGTTTTGCGATTGTGCCTATCGCGGTCGGTAAGAAGGCACCGAATTTCGACAACTGGGAGAAGTCCCGTTCGACCAAGGGGCAACTGGACGAATGGATTGAAAACGGCCATAAGCGCGCAGGCGTCGGCATCCTCACGAAGCACACGCCGGGCGTTGACCTCGACATTCGTGACGACGAACTGGCCGCGCTCGCGGAGAAGAAAGCCCGCAAGATTTTCGGTGACGCGCCGGTTCGCATCGGCATGGCTCCGAAGCGTCTGTTGGTGTACCGAACCGATAAGCCGTTCAAAAAAATGCGGTCCAACAAATACCGCACTCCCGATCCGATCACCGATGACGAGTACGAATTCCATCAGATCGAGATTCTGTGTGACGGCCAGCAGTTCGTGGCCTATCACATTCACCCGGACACGAACAAGCCGTATGTCTGGACCGACGAGCAAATCGACAAAGAGGGCGAGATCGTCCAGGCTGGCGGTCCACGCTCGATGCGCGCTGAAGAACTGCCGGTCATCACCGAGGAACAGTGCCAAGAGTTGATCGACTGGTTCGAGGATCAGTGCGAAGGTCGTGGCTGGGAACTGGCGAAGAAGCAGCGCATGCAAAGCGGCGGCAACGTTGATCTCGACAACGAGTTCATCGAAGACACGCATCAGGTGGACATCAGCTACGAGAAATTGCGCGCCACGCTGATGCTCGTTCCCGGCGCTGACGACCACGACATCTGGTTCCAGGTCGGCATGGCGCTGTACCACCAGTTCGACGGCGACGAAGACGGCCGCGAGTTGTGGCACGAGTGGTCGGAGACCGCGCACAACTACGACGCCGAAGCGCTCGACCGTCGCTGGGACACGTTCGACATCGGCGGTAAAAAGCGTGCGCCACTGACGGCCCGCTTCATCATCAAGCTGGCGAAAGAGGCCGAGAGCGACCGCGCACAAAAGTACGTCCACAAGCTCAATGAAATGTTCTTCCTCGCCAAAGACAAGGGTGACTGGGACAAGGCGCGTGCGCAGGTGCAGGCCACCGAACTCGACTCGATTGCGCGTGGTGCCATCGTCGCGCTGGCGAAGGAAAAGCTGGACAAAATCCTCGGCATCAAAACGCCGGTCAGCGAAGTGCGCAAGGCGCTGGCCTACGACAACTCGAACGAGCAGGTTCCAGGCTGGGTCTCGACGTGGGTGTACGACACCAGCGACGATAAGTTCTTCTGCACCGAGCGCAAGATCAGCGTGAGCAAGCAGGGCTTCGACGCGATGTACAACCGGAAGGCGCTGACCAAGAAAGACGTTTTGGAGGGCCGGTCTAGTCCGTCTTCCACCGCGTCCGAACTGGCGCTGAACGTGTTCAAGATCGACACCATCCAGGGCCGACGTTACATGCCGGGCGAAGACCCGATGTTCCACAACTCCGAAGGCATGTTCGCCAACACCTACCCGGAGCACGAGATTCCCGAACTGCCGCGCAAGCTCAAGCCGCGTGACATCATCGCCATCAACCGCGTGAAGAACCACATTCGTCACCTGCTGGAGAATCCGCGTGAACGCGAGTTGTTCTGCGACTGGCTTTCGTGGATCGTGCAGAATCCCGGCCAGCACGCCAACTGGTCCGTGCTGCTCCAGGGCGTTGAAGGCGACGGCAAATCCTTCTTCGGTTTTCTGCTGCGCGCCGTCATGGGTCCGTCGAACGTGCAGATGCTGAACGCGCACATTCTGGAGTCGCCGTTCACCGATTGGGTGGTCGGCCAGTGCGTGACGTGCATCGAAGAGGTCCGGCTGATTAAGCAGCACAACAAGTACGAACTGATTAACCGGATCAAGCCGTTCATCACGAACAACGTGATCGAGGTTCACCCGAAAGGCAAGGCCGCATACGACGCGATCAACACCACCAGCTATCTGTTCTTCTCGAACTACCGGGATGCGCTGCCGCTGGACGATGACGGTCGCCGGTATTGCGTGCTGTTCTCGAAGTGGCAGCGCAAAGACAAGCTCGATGCGTTCAAGGCCGAGAACCCGGACTACTACGAGGAACTGTACGCAACGCTGGAGACCTCGGCACCGGCACTGCGCGATTGGCTGCTGCACCGCGAGCAGTCGCCCGGCTTCAACGCGAAGGGTGATGCGCCGAACAGCGAGGCGAAGCAGTACATGATTCGTCAGTCGCGGCCGGAATTCATCCAGAACCTGATGGAGTTGATCGACAGCCGCGTGCATGCACTGGTGACGAACGAACTGCTGTCGGTGTCGGCCTTGCGTGACGCACTCGGTGACGCCGGTTACGACACACCACTGGCGAAGGCGATGGGGTCAATGCTGTCTCGCGCCAAGTTCGACGACCTGGGGCGTGTCCGCATGGGGGAGGATCGGCACACTTTTTACACGCGGGAGCCGGATTTGTTCAAATCTGACCATGGCGGCGGGATTTTCGAGTTCGACGTGGCGAAAATCAAAAAATTCGCACGAAGACTGATCGACGAGCACGAATCCGAACTCTGACATCACGATTTTCACGAAAAGCGGCCTTCGGGTCGCTTTTTTCATTTCCGCGTCGTTTTTCGTCGATTTTGCGTGTTTTCGACCAAATCACCGGCTCGGCACCACTTTTTGAGGACAAATTCGATTTTTCGCTGCGTTTTTACTTCTTTTTGACTATTTTCTTCTCATAAGTGTCCAGATTGTCCAAGAAAACAGTAGAAATGAATACGTGTAATGGGAAAAAATAAAAAATTGTCTAGGAATAGCTTAACTTGAAAATGGCGTTTTTCGTGGACACACTGGACAAACCCTTTTCTGCACACTGGCCGACAGCCTCGGACCTTGTTGGTGTCCTAGAGGGGCCGAAAAAAGCGCGGAAAAGGCGGCTCTCCGCGCC